GGCGGGGACGGCGGTTCGGGTGGTGGTGATGGTGGCGGAGATGGGGATGGCGACGGCGACGGCGACGGTGATGGCGATGGGGACGATGATGGTGGTCCCGGTGATGGCGGGGAGAACCCCAGCCTTCCGGGGGATCCGCAGTATCCCGGCGACGTGCCGATGCCGTACATGGACCCGCCCATCCCAAGCAGTTATCTGGGGCAATGGACTAGTGGCCTCGGTGGTGGTTCCTGTCCCGCTGCGAAGGTCATCACTGTTGGCGTTGGACCTGTCTCTACGACCGTCAGTTTTGAATTCAAACCGCTCTGCGATTTCGCGCTGATGATCAAGGGCTTGGTCATCGCCTGTTCTGCGATCGCAGCTGTATATATCGTTGCAGGAGTGCGCAAATAATGCCGTGGTTAGCAGCGTTCCTTGTCCAGCTTCTGGGCAACTCTCTTGCTCGCGTTCTCACTGGCGCTGGCCTTGGTCTTGCGACAGGCGCAGCCCTGTTGCCGCTTGTGAAGGGCGCACTGAACCTGATCACCCAGAAGTGGTCAGGCATTGCGGCCGATCTCGCCAATGTGATGCTCCTGGCTGGGGCAGGGGAGGCCATCACCATGATCGGCTCTGCCATCGTGACCAAGGTGGTCATTGATGCGGGCAAGGTCGCCGTACAGAAGGCAGCTTCGAAATGATGTATCTAATCTCCGGGCAACCCGGCAATGGCAAGACCCTGCGCGCAATGTCAATGGCGCTTGAGTTCTACGAGCAGAACCAGCAGCAGGTGAAGGAGGGCAAGGCGCAGCCGCGCCGATTCTTCACCAATATCGCGGGCGCCACAGTAGAGGAGGGCGCAGACGCCTTCCCGTGGATGGAAAAGTTGCCCGATCACAACGACTGGACACAGCTTCCGGACGGCTCTTTTGTGATCTATGACGAAGCGCATTCCGATGGCAACACACAGGGGCTGGAGCGTTACGGCAAGCTGTTCCCGTCCACCGGAAAGCCGGGTGAATCCGATGATCCTCGCATCCGTGCCATGTCCACGCATCGGCATCGCGGTTTCGATCTTGTGTTCGTCACGCAATGGCCGAACAAGATTCACCACCAGGTGCGCACGCTCATTGGCTCGCACACGCACATGAATCGTTCGTTCGGCATGCAGCGGGCAGGCGTCCTCACTTGGTCGCGCGTCCAAAGTGATCCGTACGATGAGAAGGTGCGCGACAAGGCCGAAGAAGAAATCTGGGCGTACCCCAAAGCGCTGTATAGCCGCTATCGCAGTGCCACGCTGCACACGGCCAGCCACAAGTTCAAGGTGCCTAAGAAGGTCTGGCAGGCGCTGTCGGTCACTATCGCGCTAGTCTTTGGTGTCTGGATCATCTATGCCTTCATCATCAAGTCGCCTTCGGCACCAAAGAAGGTGGATCAGGGGGCCGGTGCTTTGCCGGCGGCTGGAGCCCTGGCGCCCTTGGGCGCGGGCGGGCCGGCGGCACGGCCCCTCAACCGTGAGGAGTACATCGAACGTCACACGCCGCGAATTGAGTTTCAGCCGTGGTCGGCACCCGCCTTCGATGATCGCAGCGTTCAATCGCAGCCTGAGTTGTACTGCATGGCATCCGGTACCACCGAGCAGGACACCACCTGCACGTGCGTAACGGAGCAGGGCACCAAGGCCAAGATTTCTATACCGGTATGCGTAGCGATCGCACGCGATGGCCCGGCCTACAATCCGTATCGAGCGCCGCGACAACAGGCAGAACCGGCACGGGATGACCCAGCCCGAGCCATCGCTCAATCTGAGTCGCCGAGTTCCCGTGAGGCTTCGCCTCACGCGCTTGTCGAGGTCGGGAAACGACCAATGGGGACGTTCCCTGAGACGCCGCCGTACCCGGCCAGCTTCTGATTTGCGTGACGCATCACGGGGGGCAGGATGAAGAAACCTGCACCCATCCATTTTCCACGCGCCGGAATGTCTGTCCGTTGATGCAGCGGTGATCCGGCGCAAGTTCCTTGGGCCTTGCTGCTCGTTCTGCGGCCTCACGCTTTTTGCGCACTTCGGCCATGGGGACTTCTGGATACAGCTGGCGCGCGAGGGCCTCTCCGGCACGCTCTTGTTCTTTCATGGCTGCGTGTCCTGCAATCCCCAGGACACCGCATGTTGCAAGCAGCAGAGCGCTGCCGCCTATGAACACTCCTAACGCCACCTTCCAAACCAATCCCGCCGAATTCGCCATCTATGGCACCCCCAAGTGATCCGGCGGCCATTCTACGGGGTGTAGGGGCAGCGCCCCTACGGAAGCGCCTCACACGCGCTGGCGAGGCCTCGGCCCCGGTACTGGCAGGACACCCGCCACAGGATCGGCGTCAGGACCAGCCATCACCCCGGTAGACCGCTTTGCGCGACGATGGGCGACCTCGGCCAGGTCAACGATACCGGCACGCCCGAACGGCCGTTTCTGGCCGCCCCGGGCAATCTCCATCATCCGACGCCATTCCTGCGCCTGTGCTGCCAGCAGAGAGAGCCATGCCAGATCCTGCGGTTCCAGCTCACGGCCTTCGGGTGTGACCAGTCGGCCGGCCTTAAACGAAAAACCGGCCCAAGGGCCGGTTAGGTTCCGATCACGCACAATCAGGCTCCATGCCGTAACAGGGACAGGGGGCGAGGCAAGAGTCGTGCCAGCCACCCCCGCAGCATCTTGAACATAATATACATTATGCGAAATGGTATCAGGCGCTTCGGTCAGCGCTGGTCCTCCTTCGTCGGCTCCGCTTGGCAATGGCTGGGCCTCTGGCTCGGCTCTTGCCTTCGCCCCGGAACCCCGGCCAAGGATGAGATCGCGGCATGATTGAGTTCGACCCGCACCACCGTATCGACTTGACCGGCCCTTGGGCCGGTTTTTCTTTCCTCGGTGATCGCCTGATCACACCCGAAGGCCGAGAACTCGAGCCACAGGATCTGGCGTGGCTGTCACTCACCGCCTGCCAAGCGCAGGAATGGCGCCGAATGATGACACAGTTGCGATCGGCGCCCGCCGGGAAGCCTTCCAGCACAATGGATTCCGCCGAAGTGATCGACGTGGCCACATTGATGGCACGGCGCCAACGGCGGTTGTCCAGGGGGATGGCTGGCCCTGACGCCGATCCAGTGGCGGCAGTCCTGCCGGCACCGGGGCCGAGACCTCGCCAGCGCGTGTGAGGCGCTTCCGTAGGGGCGCTGCCCCTACACCCCGGCTAGAATGCGCCCAGGACGCCTTGGGGGCCGTATGGAACGCGAACGACACGAACCAACATTCAGCGCACCGGATCTGCAAGATGTGCGATTCCGGGGCGACCGTAGCCGACCAACGCGACAGAGCGAATCAACCTCGCCCTGGGTCTACATCGGCGTGGGCGCGGCGCTACTCGTAGCCATTGGAATGGGCCTCATTGAATGGAACGCCCGGCGCCAAGCAGCGGCCATGACCCGCGAGCTGATGCGGCCAGCGACACCTGAAGAACAGGCGGCGCTGGATCGCCAGACAGCCGAGTGGGAGCGCAAATTGCAGGCTGAAACCGCCGCAGAGTTGGCCCAAGTGCGGCGCACGATTCGCCTTGATCGTGCCTTGCCACCAGCCGAGCGGCGACCGCTCGAGGCCGGAGAACGCTGCATTGATGGGCGCCGATTCAAGCGAATGGAAGGCGGCGGCTGGCGCGACCTCCCGAACTCGCCCTGCTAAACAACGGTTACACCGGCAATAGCCACCAAAAGCGCCAGGTGGCCGACGTAGTAAACGTAGAAAGCCCGGCCGGACCTTGGAATAGACCACTCCACGTGCCCAAGGCGCAGTGCCGGCAGCGCCAGCAGTGCCCAGGCATTGCCGTTGTAAGCGCACACCAGGCCCATGCAAGCCCACACCAGCCAAGGGTGGTCGCCCTGCCCTCGATACCAACGCCAGGCAGCCAGAACAAGCCACACGCCCGGCCAGGCGTAGTCCAGCGCGACGGGAGCGACGATTGCCAGTAGGGCGACCAATGCCCACTGACGACGCTCCAAGGCCCATATGCAGCCAGCCGCGGCGGCAAAGGTAAGCAGTACGTTGAGTGGCAGCACCTGGCCGAATGCCACAGTAGCCGCGGGAGTGGCGACCAGGCCCCAAGCCGCCAGGCGCCGTGCTGACTTCCCAGCATCGGCGCCGTCCTGAGCCAGGTTGTAGGCCATGACCAGGGCAAACACGGGGAACGCGCCCCGGCCAAGCTCGGACACCACCGGCACGTAACCAAGCCCGAACACCGTCAATACGTGATCGCCGGTCATCAGCACCAGGGCAAGCCACTTCAACAACTCGCGTCCGCCGCTGGTCATAGCTTGTTGGGTCCGGGTGGAGTGGTCATGTAGGTAGTAGTCGGATGCGGTTTGGACTCAGGGAAGCTGCCAACGGCCCGCTCCACATGCTCCAGGGCAACACCACCACCCTGCCCTCTATTCGCAATGTCACCGCGAGCGCGCTCCATTTGGGAAGGGCCATCGACGTAACGATCATTGCGTTCGTCACGGAACGGCTCGTACTGCCCATGCCGTGCAATAAGTCGACAAGTGGGTTCATCGGCCAGCTGATACCTGGTTCCCTGCTCGGTGACGCATGTGCAACTTGGTTCATCAATGTTGCCCTGAGCATTGGGCCCGCCGAGCGAAGACATGCAGAACAATCGAGGAGCCTCGCTGGGAAGGTTAATGGCGCTGTCGTAGGCCGGTGCACTCCACGGCTCGGATGGGATGCGCGGCATGAATTGATCGACGTACTCCCGAATCGTTTTCGTGCCTCTCGCTCCGCCTGCACCGCCCGCCGTCGCTGACGCTCCGTCAGGCGGTGCATGCGCGCTCTGTGCACTCGGCGCTGGGGGCGTAGCCGTGCCACCTCCTAACCGCTCTCCCATGTTGCCGAAGGTGTAGTACATCAGCCCGAGGCCACCCACCACCGCAATTGGCAGCGCGATGTAGTACCAGGGAATCTTGCGCTCGGTGGTGTCCAGCTCCGTGGACTTGTAAAGCCCCATCGGGCGCTTGGGAAGCGCCTTACGCTTCACAACCAGCGGCGTTGCCTTCTCGGCCTGCGCCTCAAACCGGTCGAACTCACGCAGGTGAACGAACTTCGTGCCAAAGCGACGACGCACGTGGACATGCCTCTCAATGAGGTCGTGCACGAACTGATCGCACTGCTTATCGGGCGATTGGCTGATGAAGATGAAGTCCAAACCGCGATGACGATGCTTCGCAAGCTGTTCGACGTGATGCGGCACCTTAGACCCCGGTGGCCGCTTCGGAAGCATGTTGTGTTCGTACGCCTCATCGACCAGGGCGACAGCACCATCAGGGAGGAAGTCCGGCCAGTCGCGGAACTGCTCTGGCGTCATCTCCAACACACCGGCCTTGGCATAGTCGAACTCGCGGATGTTGCAGGCATACACCGCCCTGCCCTGATCCTTGAAATCCAATAGCCGGTCAATGCCGTGCAGCGTCTTTCCGTGACCAGGTTGGCCGGTATACCAATAGATCATGACCCGGCCCCCAGCTGATCGGCCACTGCCTTCGGCACGATGAACACCTTCCAGGTGAGCCGAACCGTCAAGGCCGAGAGAATCATCGACATCGCAGTACCGACGCCCAGGTAACCGAGAAGCTCCTGCGCCGGGCCACTGATGCCGCCGATGTACTGCAGCACGAACGCCTTGAGATTCGGTAACACCGCATTGAACGTCACCGTGGTAAGACCGAACGTCGCAAGGATGCGGGCGAAAATCCCCGCTGCCGCATCCTTCAGCGTGCCGACCAGCAGCACGACCGCCTTAAGAATCCATGTCCAAACCATCATGATCAGAACCCCCAACCCATCAGGATTTTCAATGCAACGAACGCGGCGAATATCTGAATGAGCCCGCGCAGAATCGCAGCCGCTTGGCAGAAGTACGGGAAGTCAGCGCCACTGATCGTCTGGCCCATCAGCTTGAACGTAGGCGGTGTGGGGCACGATCCTCCGCCGAACATGTTGCTCGTATCGAGCAATCCGGTTGATACCCCAATACCCCATTTCTTGGCGCCCTGGACGTCGGTTGCACTATCGCCAATCGGAGCAGGATCGCCGCTACCTTCCAGCACATCAGGCACGCCATTGCCGTTGGCATCGGTGTTGTTGCCCGGCGTCTCGGTCTTCCCCGCAGCGAGCTTCTCCAACGCGCACGCTGATCGCCATTGCATCAACAGCCCCGCGTACTCCATCGCGTTGCATTTCTCGCCAGTGCAGGTGGGCATACCTGCCTGCGAACAATGACCGCCGCTGATGTTGTTATTACGACGCGTGTTGCAGTCGATACGCCACTGAATTCGTGCCTGCCCACACATGATCGGCGAGCCGCTACACGAAGGGGGCGACGAACACGTATCACCACCGGAGAAAGAATCCTTATCGTCCGGCCCGGTCGGATCAGGTTCGCCATCATTGTCCTTATCACGCTTGCAGGTACCATCAGGCCCTCGCACCTCTCCCGCTGCGCACGAACCATCGCCGGGTATGCATTGACCCGAAGGGCTGCGGATCATGCCAGACGGGCATTCCTCATCCTTCTTTTTGCAGGAACCCGCGACCAATGCCATGCCATCCGGGCAAGGCTTCTCATTGGCACAGGCGTTGCCGACCTTGACCTTACCTTCCGGGCACTCCGGTTCCACCGGCTGGCACACGCCCAACATGGCATTCCAGACCATGTTCCGACCGCCCGCCGTGCAATCCGGTTTGCCATCGCAAACCTTACCGGTAGCGCTATAGGTGGTGGTGTCGTCGCCGTTGTCACGGTACTGAAACTCACAGCCCTCGCGGCATCGAGTTGAGCCAGACGGTGGAAAGAACGGCGTCACTCCACCGGTCTGACTGGAACACTCCTGACCCTGCGGCCAGGTGCGCGTGCGCGTCTCCCACTGAGGGCCTTGATTGGCACAGGGAGTGACATACGCGGTATACGCAGTTGCACCGCCCGCACGCTCGACGCCAGGACACCAAACACCCGGCGATCCCGCGTTCGACGACTGAGCTACCGCCCTCGCCACAGCCCAGGCTGCGGCATACGCCTTGCCCTCATCCGGGCATTGACTGCTGGACACGTCCTTCGACGTTGAACATGGGTAGACCTGCGCATGCACAGTCGGCGCAAATGCAGCGCACCCTGCCAGTACCAGGATGATCGTAACGATCCAGCCGTATCTATGCGCGAGCATCACATGCCCTCAAATGCGAGCCAGCACGCGCCGCAGACCGCGATAATGATGAAGTACCCCATGACCCTTCTCCCAATAAAAAGGGGGCGAACGTTGCCGCGCGCCCCCTACTCCGCCCAGGACACCCGCGTTAGCGAGCCTTCTTGACGTAGCCCCACAGGATGATCGCGCCAAGGATCACCGCCGCAGCGGCAACCACCAGCATCACATCGGCCTTACCGCCCGAAAGCTCGCCAGCAATGGCGGCGCCCGGCGAACCCGAACCGCCCGATGCCAGGGCGGCTCCGGATGCCATCAGGGTGGCGACACCGGCACTGACCTTGGCCGGGACGGAACCGCCAAAGCGGCGCAGGTTGTTCTTCAGTTCCATGGTTTTCCTCGTCATTTCAGTAGACCCCTAGCCGCGCCGCGCGGAATACGAGGCGCGCTTTCAACCCGATTGCCCAAACGCCAACAATGGCCGCCGCGACAAGGGTTCCATCAGCCACATCAAGGGGTGGAAGGATGGGCTGGTGGTACGGCATCCAGACCGGCACCGAACACGTTCCGTCCTGCTGCACGTTCTCCGCAGCACAACCGACAACGTAAAGAGGTGCCGGGCCAGACATGATTAGGCCGCCTTCGTGGTGGGCTGCGGCTTAGCACCTGCCGGATCAACCAGCGTCATACGGCGAGCCAGTTCCACGCCGAAGCGACCCGGAACAAGATCAGTGGTGACGTCCCACTCCTTCACCGCACCAACCGGATAGCCCTTGTCCAGGCCATCCACTTCAACTTCAATCTGGATGCGCATGGCTTCGGTTTCGAGCGTTGCGCGCTGGCTGTACACAGGCTTCTGCATGCCGGTCTTGGTCGTGACAGTGCGGGTCTCGACATTGCTGTTGATCGTGATCTTGGGAGCGTTCATCGGTCTGTTCCTTTTGGCTTCGTGTGAGATTGATCGTTTGGAGGTCGGCAAATTTCGGGCGGTACTGTGGGGTCAAGCTAAGTCCCCCCCTACCCCCCCGCAGGGAGACGTGGTGGACCGCTTGTTGCCCCGTTGCGCGATGCTTGCATCAGTCCGCCCGGTGACCAGGTGTCGCCCCGGCCGGTCGGATCGCGTGTTGCTGTCGCCTGCGATCAAGGCGTCTTGCTCTGGGCGGCGCGTGTAGTCGATGGGCGGCGGGTTCCATGCCCCGAAGTTCCGCGAGAAATCGACCACACCGCCTTTCGTGACGTACTTGCTTACGTAGCCAGTGATATCCGCCTGGCTGCGAGGCGCTTCGATGCGATTGCGACCGAACTCCCGGTACCACCATTCGTGCCACTCGTAGCGGCTGGCGAGGCGGTTAAGGTCATCGGTAGGTGCAGCTGCAACGGCATGGAAGTGCAAGCGGCCATCACGGTGGAACTCCTGTCCTCGCGCCCACTGAATGCCGCCGTGCCAGCGCGAGGCCCACTTGGGACCGTAGATACTGCGATTGAGGCAGCTGACGAAGTAGCGGAACGCTTTATCAGCCGCTTCCTCGTGCATGCCGCCTGTTCGACTGGTCTTGCTGAGCTTGAACGTGAGCGTCCAGAACTGTTGCCAGGGAACACGCTGGAGTAGCTCGGCGTATCCCTGCGCTTGGTAATCAACGTGCCGCAGCTGGTGCAGCAGTTCAGGGTCGCATCCGTCGCTCGGAGGGTCTGTAGGCTGCCCCCGCACAGGTAGCACGGACTGTTGGGGTAGTGGCTGTTCATGACTCATCGCCCCGTCCGTGCGACGACTTATGTGGGCACCTGGTCCAGAAAATGTTGAGCAGGCGGCGGAACTCAACGCCGCAGGCACGATGCACACCCCACCAGAACGCAATCAACTCCTCGTCGGACGCTTGCGCGAAGAGGTCCATCTGTTCGAAACGAGCAACACGATTACGCTTGAGCGCAAACACCGTTTCCAGTGCCTGATGCACAAGCTCCATCGCGTCGTCCGCACGACGGACGCGCGAGGCGCACTGTTCGCTGTGCTGGTGTCGAAGAGTGCAGAAATCCAGATCAAGGCGGTCCATCACTTGCGCTCCTGGCGAGCAGAGCGCCATTCGCGAACCGCGAGTGCCAGGTGCTCAATGACAATCGAAACGAGCGCACCCAAGCCAATGACAATGAAGAACAGGAGAACCACGAAAAGGCCCATGTCTTCGACCGGAAGATCACAGACGTACTGGATAAACGAAGGAGAAATGATCACGCCGCACGCTCCTGCTCTTCGGCGAGCTCGGCAGCAGCCAGCAGGTTGCCGCGCTTGGACGCTTCGATCTCCAGGCGGCGCAGATCAGCGACCGACTGCGCAACGTATTGGCTTTCGCGTGCGGCACGACCGGCGGAATACACGCGCCGGTCAACGCACCACGACACGAATTTTGCTAACCCCAGCGAGACGGCTGCGATGCAACCCAGCAGCACGACTGAAACGAATGCGTCCATGTGCCCTACCCCTCCCCAAGCCCCAAGGGGACCCGCCAGCGGCCTTGGGGTGCCGGTGACGGGGTGCTCAACGCCGTTGAACACGGGGCAATGTATAAAGGGGTTGAACAAGGGTGTCAACAGGGTTGAACAGTGCAGACCGTAACAGACCTCATCGATGCGGCTCGAAAGGCCCTCAACGTCAATAGCGACGCGGAATTCGCGCGCCAGCTCGGCGTTTCGCGGGGAACGATTGCGAACTGGAAATCCGGATATTCGTTGCCGGACACAGTGATGTGCGCAACTTTGGCGGGTCTAACCGGCCTGCCGTTGGCGCGCGTCCTGGGAATAGTGGGCGAGGCCCGTGCGGTCAGTCGCGAGGAAAAGGCCGTCTGGCGGAAGCTCGCCGCCACGGCAATGGCACTGTGTATCGCCGTAGGATTTACCCTGCCCCACAAGGCTCAAGCGGCAGCGCCGGGCTTCGATAACGCCCACGTTGTATACATTATGCGAAATGTCGTATCCGTCAAATCTGGGCCTTTGTTGGCTCTGCATGGCAATGGCTGGGCCTCTGGCTCGGCTCTTTGACTGCCACAACGGAAACGCCCCAGATCCCACAGCTGTCCGCCCGTATTTCCCCACAAGGACGCCCGCGATTTCCAGATCTCCCCCAAAGATGCCCTTGATTCCTGGATCCGCACCTAAGACGCCCTCGATTTCTGGCTCCACATCCAGCTCGCCCTTGAGTTCCCAACTGCGCACCTGATCGGTCAGAGCTTGTCGCCTGCACTTCCCAGTTCCGCCAGTCGCGACATTGGTCGCAAGAACAATTAGACGAGATCTCGGGCCTGAACGTGCGAACAGTTCAGCGGGTTGAGCAGGACTACAACACCGCGACTTCCCTGGGTGACGCGCCACGCCCCGCTCCACCTGCTCAAGCGCGTCGCTCGCCCCCTGACCAAGCTTTGACCTTAACTGGGCGTCGGTGACTCCCTCCCGTTCTGGTCGGCATCTGGGCCTTGTAGCGGCTCAAGCGCTGAGCTATAACGCCTTAGCCAGTCGCTATAAAGCGCCGGTGTTGTGCCCGCATAGCCAATAGGCTCCGGGTGCCCGAGGTCCACCCAATGGGGGCACGGGAATCCTTCGATTCCGGAGCCATCCATGACCGCCAAACGCCGCAGATCCCTTCGCACTTCTGCCTTCTACGCCCAATCGGGCCGTTGCTTCTATTGCGGCCTGCCGATGTGGCTCACTGCACCCTCAGAGCTCGGGCTGAAGGCCAGTAAGGCCCGAGCCTTTCAATGCACCGCCGAGCACCTGGTGGCCCAACAGGACGGGGGCAGAGACGTGTCCGGGAACGTGGTGGCCGCGCATAGCCGGTGCAACCAGGGCAGGCACCAGCGGAAGGGACCAGCCCCTTCCGCTGAAGCGTTCCGGGCGCTGGTTCAGACGCGGCTGGCAATGGGGAGATGGTGGTCCCGACTGCCATCAGGGATTGCACGTGCTTCCGTATGGCCAATTGAATTGAATCTTTGCAAGGAATCGGCAGCTGCTTGCCTGATTCGCTAGTCCACACTAGTGGCGCCCGGTTGCGGTGCTAGAACGGCGAGTCTGCTGCGAAATGGTCGCGCATTGGGCCTAACAAGGTCTGCGACCCTGTCAACACGTCCGAGAATTCCACCTGTCGCCACCTTCTCGTTCCAATATCGTTCCATCCACTCGGCTTTATCCAGGATCTTACCCGGAGCGCCTAGCAGCCTCTTGGCGATGAAATGCCGGATGAGAGCGGCCTGGCTATCGAGAATCACGACGCCCGCCCTTGGATTAGAGTCATAAGCGCTGTACGAGATCAGATAGTGGACATAGTGGCGGTCTGGCTCTTCGTCATCCCACGTCAACAGGTTGCTTAACCCCGCAGCGCGAGCATCCGATCGCACCTCTTCGCTCACGAGCACCATGGGATTGCGTGCTTCCTTACATTCCATGCGATAGGCGTCCAGCATCGCCGGTCCGAAGATCATCTGAGAATCATGATGAATGCTTCCAACTGTGAGCCCTCCACGTATCAATATATCAACCACTAGCAGGTTCTCGGCCAACATTCTGATGTAGCTCAGGATGTCGGCAAGGCCAGCAGGAGAGCGGCTGCTTGATATGACGATGCAGTCGCTGAAGTAAGTGAACAAAAGTGCTGTTGCTGGGTTGCAGCACGCTGTGTTCTTTAGTCTGTCGATGGCCTCTGCTATTTCATCAAGCTTGCTCATGTCGGCTGCCGACTCTTGGACAAGTGCGGAGAACCCGAGCATGTCGATGAAGGCGACGTACTTATCTTGGTAGAGCATGAAGAACTCCTTAGATGGTCGTGCCCATGGTGCCGAGGGCGGTTCCATTTGACCAGCGGGTGCGGGGCACGTCATAGGCCATGGAGCAATGTCAGCGACCTGGCTCGCGCACTAGTCTCGCAGAGGCTTGTTACGGCGCATCTTCGCATCGGATAGAAGCGAGCGAACGAGAGAGTTGAAGTCCATCCTGGCCCTAAAAGTTTCCTTCACCCTTGGTTAAACGAATGTCCGCTTTCGGTCAGAAGCGGACCAAAGTAGCCGGTGCTCTTCGCAGCCCGTACGCGACTTGGAGTCATATCATCAATCTGTATCAGGGCTCAGACCTAAGTGCCTGATGGTCCAATTCAGCGACACTATCCAGCTTCGGCGTCATCGCACACTTCGGGATACAGCCAGCGCGATCCGCTTATGGAACCAAACCGCACTGTGCCTTACTCTTAAGGAACATTGCCAACGGCAACCTTCGGCAATTGAATTTAGAGAATCCGGGCGGTTCATCCCGCGCGGCCCGTTAATGTCTACAGCTGTGGAGTTGTGAATGGCAGAAGATCAAGGTGGTGAAGAGGTAATTAGGGAGATAGGGAAGGCGCTAGCCCTTGCGTCTGAGCTTGATCCACAAATTGTTAGATCGCTTCGCTCCGCGATTGTTCAGGCGATGTCTGATTACGAGGACGACACGAATGCACAAGCTGCAGCCGCACTTGCGGCGGTTCTCGATTTTAGACCTGTGACGACCCAAGACGCCCTCTCGCAAACCTTGGGTGAGATCGGGAAGCTGGTCCAAGGTCTCACCGGACTGGAGGACGTTCATTACACTGTTGAGACACCAGAAGGTCGCCGAGTTCGCTCAATCCGGTCACATCTACCAACTGTATCACCCCAGCGTTTGACGGATCACGAGCAGGCAGATCTTGAGGCCTATATCGCTCGATATCTGCCACCGGACGACCCTCGCGAGGAACACGCGCCACGAGGACCGCGACTGTGACGATCAGTAAGTTAGCAATCCTCAACGCTGTGAAAGCAGCCATTTCGCGTGCTAAGGCGAGCGGGTCTCCCTACGCGCAAGGAAAGGCTTACGAACTTCGGGTGCTGCTTAGGCTTCTGCGAATCATCGATAGTGCGGGCTACAAGCTCACGTGTACCCCCAAGATGGCAGGCGTCCTGACGTTTGGAGGATCTCCATGCAAAGCAAACCATCCGGATCACGATTACATCAGTGGATCTACGTCTACTGAGAAGCTCGAGATTAGGATTTCAGTGCAGGTCACCACACTAAGCCATAGCTGGAAAGGCACGACGGTGGTCAAAGCGGCTGACCGTCACGAGATTGACGTCGGTGTATATCGTCCGATTAAGACCCGTCGCTATCCCGCATTTACGGAGTTACTACTTGGGGTCTCGTGCAAGACTGGCGGCTGGAACAAGGCGTACGTCCGCGAGGCGCTAGGTATGCGTAGGGAGCTAGGATTCCTCACATCACCTAGGACGAGCTTGACGAGCTCAGCTCCGTGGTTCATCGCAACAGTTCCCTGCGATCCTCCGGTTCCCTTTGCCTTGTACGCGACCAACGCTGGGTCCGCCGTGTATGCGTCGTTGGCAGCTTTGGGGCTCTACGTCGAGCACTACAAGGGGTAGCGGAAACAGGCTTTGGAGTACGGATCAACTCAGGTGTGTCGAGAACGATGCCCGCTTTGGGTCGAAGGCGGATGCCATCACCGGGCCGGTCGCCGCCCAATGTCCGCTTCCGGCCAGAAGCGGACATCCACCCTGCCCTCGATAAACATCCCAAATCCACGGACGACCTTGGTCTGCTTTGGCCTTCTGCCTTAGGGCCAGACCTGAACTTCGATTTCAGCCCCTAGCGTATTTGACTCCCGCGACCTAGATCTCTCCTAGATCCTTGAGCAGGGCTTGCCCCTTCTGCAGAAACCCAACTAGCAGTCGACCTCCTGCTACTTTCCGGCCCAATTGCCCATTGAGGTAGCTGACCTGGAGACGCGCATGGGCCAGCAGATCCACCTGGGCCATGCTAGGGGTCGCGGCCTGGAGCGGTTCGCCCGGCGACGCCATCTGCCCCCCGATCGGCTGGACAACGCAAGGGCGCCGGCTGTCACTCTTCGCATACGCCGTGGCCATCATCCGGCCGTTCTTCAACGACCATCCACCAAGCACCAACTCGGTCCCGAGTTGCTCGATCGGCAATCCCGCTTCGCTAACCGCTTTCTCAAAGTTCGGCCAGAGTTGGTCCACCACCAGCCCTAGCTCGGCAGATAGCTGTTCTATTGTGAAATCTGCGCGGAAGCTGGCCTGCAGTGCAAGCTCGTAGATGCGGAGGAAGGGGGAACCGCAGAATTCGGAAAAAATCGTACGCTAAGCTAACGGTGTTCTCGTGACAGCTCTTTGACTAGGCTTTCTAAGGGGTCGTCTCAGAAAACGGAAAATA